TTAGTAATAGTTTAATGAGTAAAATAGAAGTAGATACAATTGATAAACAAAGTGGCTCTACATTAACAGTAGGAGGTCCAGGAACTGCTGTAACTCTAGGATCTGGTGCAACTCAAACAGGTTTTGGTCGTACAGGAACTGTTGATTGGTGTACAACTGCCAAGACTTCTCCTTTCACTGCGGTAAGTGGAGATGGGTTTTTTGTAAATACTAGTGGAGGAGCAGTAACTGTTACTTTACCTTCTAGCCCAAGTGCAGGAGATATTATTGCTTTAAAAGATTACGCAGGAACTTGGAACACTAATAATGTAACACTATGTAGAAATGGATCTAAAATAAATGGTTCATGTTCAAACACAAAATTAGAAGTACAAGCACAATCAGTAACTTTAATTTATGTAGATGGTACAAAGGGTTGGCAAGACATACATGATTCAACTTCAAATGTAAGAGGTGCTGCTTTTATTACTGCAACAGGTGGAACTGTAACTACTTCAGGTAATTTTAAAATACATACATTTACTGCAGATACAAACTTTGTTGTGAGTGATGCTGGTAATTCAGCTGGTTCAAACACAGTAGATTATTTAATAGTAGGTGGTGGTGGAGGTGCTGGAACAAGAAGAGGTGGTGGAGGTGGAGCAGGTGGATATAGATTTTCAAATGGTACAGCATCAGGATGTTATTCTGCTGGACCATCACCTTTAGGTTCAACAGCTTTACCAGTGTCAGCTCAAACTTACCCTATATCTGTTGGTGGTGGAGGAGCAGGAAACAATGCACCAGGCGCTCCAAATCCATCTACACAAGCGTCAGCAGGAGTAGCATCAACTTTTTCAACAATAACATCAGCAGGTGGAGGATTTGGTGGAAACAATACACCGCCTACTCAATTTAATGGTGGAACCGGTGGATCAGGAGGTGGAGCAGGAGGCCAAGCTAATGCAGATGGAGGGGCAGGAAATACACCACCAGTAAGTCCTCCTCAAGGAAATAATGGTGGAGATGACACAAGACCATCACCTCCAGGTGAAGGTGGAGGCGGAGGCGGAGGTGCTTCTGCAGTAGGTGTAAATTCAGTAAATGGAAATGCTGGAAATGGTGGAGCAGGTCTAACTTCATGTATTACAGCATCACCAGTTACAAGAGGTGGTGGAGGTGGAGGTGGAACAACTGAATCAACTCCAAATAAAGGAACTGGTGGAACCGGTGGAGGTGGAAATGGTGGCTCTGCTTCTGGAGGTGATGAACCTGGTAGTAATGGAACAGCCAACACTGGCGGTGGAGGTGGCGGATCAGGTTGTGCCAACTGTACAACTGGTGGAACAGGTGGATCAGGAGTGGTAATAATAAGATATAAATTTCAATAATTATGACAAGTAAAATTAAAGTAGATAATATAAATAAAGTTTCAGACGATTCTAACATCATTAAAAAATGTGGAACAACAACGACAGTTGGATCAGGTTCTGGTCAAACGATTGTAGTTGATGGTGCAACAGTAACATTAGGTAGATGTGGTGGTGCTGTTAATATTGCTCCAGGAGCAACCACATCAGGTATGGGAAGAACAGGAACAGTAAATTGGTGTACAACTGCAAAAACTTCTCCTTTTACAGCAACAAACGGATCGGGATTTTTTGTTAATACAACAGGCGGTGCAATAACTGTAACACTTCCAAGTTCACCTTCAGCGGGCGACATTGTAGCTGTTAAAGATTATGCAGGTACTTTTAACTCAAATAATGTAGTGGTTTGTAGAAATGGATCAAAAATAAATGGAAGTTGTGCCAATAGTTTATTTACGACTCAAGGTTTATCAGTAACATTAATATATGTAGATGGTACAAAAGGTTGGCAAGATGTAAATGATTCTACACAAAATATTACAGGAGATGCTTTTATTTCTGCAACAGGAGGAACTATAACTACAGTTTGTACAAATTATAAAGTTCACGTTTTTGATTCAGATGCTAATTTTGTAGTTTCTTCTGGATCAGGTGCAAAAGCACAAGTTTCTTATACAATAATTGCTGGTGGAGGTAGTGGTGGAACAGGTTGTGGACAGAGTGTATGGGGAGGTGCTGGAGGTGGTGCTGGTGGTTTTAGAGAAGCAAAAGTAAATACTCCAACAAATCCAGATTCTTTTACTGCAAGTCCTTTAGCTGCAACAACAGGTATACAATTATCACCAGGAACATATCCTGTTACTATTGGTGCTGGTGGAGCAGCTGCTTCAGTAGCTCCAAGTTATAATGGTAATTCAAGTCCAGGCAATGACTCAAGTTTTAGTACAATAACATCTGCAGGCGGTGGTGGAGGTGGATCAAGAAATGGTACAGCAAGTCCTAATCCTGGCGGTGGTATTGGAGATGGAGATGACGGAGGTTCAGGTGGGGGTAAAGGATCAGATGATGTTATTGGAACAACAACACAGGGATCAGGAAATACACCTCCAGTAAGTCCACCACAAGGACAACCTGGTGGAACAACACAAAATTCAGCTTCAGGTACTGGCGGAGGCGGAGCAGGAGCACTCGGTGGAAATGCACCTCCTGACAGAGGCGGAGATGGAGGAGCAGGAGTTGCAACATCTATTACAAGTTCACCATTATCATTTTCAGGTGGAGGTGGAGGTGGAGGTAAAGCTTGTGCAGGAGGAAATTCATCAGGTGGAACTGGAGGCGGAGGTGCTGGAAAAGGGGGTTCTACAAGTCAAGGTGGTGGTGCTGGAACAGCTAATACTGGTGGAGCTGGAGGAGGTGGATCAGGTAGATCACCAGGAAATCAAGGTGGAGCTGGAGGAGCTGGTGGGTCTGGTAAAGTAATAATAAGATATAAATTTCAATAGGTAAATTATGAGTACAATTAAAGTAAACACAGTAACAAAAAGAACAGGTAGCACACTTACATTAGGTGAGTCAGGTGCAACAGTAGCTTTAGCTTGTGGTGCTACACAAACAGGATTCGGTAGAACAGGAACTGTAGATTGGTGTACTACAGCAAAGACGTCACCTTTCACAGCAGTATCAGGCGATGGATTTTTTGTAAATACAACAGGAGGAGCTGTTACAGTAACACTTCCTGCAAGTCCTTCTGCAGGAGACATAGTTGCAGTAAAAGATTACGCAGGGACAGCAGGTTGCAATGCAATAACTATTGGTAGGAATGGTTCTAAAATTAGAGGTGAATGTTCTTGTGCTACACTTAATCAACAAAATGCAGGAGCACAACTTATTTATGTAGATGGCACAGAAGGTTGGCAAATTTTTCAATGTGGTTCTGATAATGATTCAACAGCTACTTACGTACAAGCAACTGGTGGAACTATTTTAACTTCTGGTAATTTTAAAACACACGTATTTACAGCGAGTGGTTGTTTTCAAGTTACTTCTGTAGGTAATGCGTTAGGTTCAAGCACACTAGATTACGTAGTTGTTGCAGGAGGTGGTTCATCAGGTGGTGATAATGGTGGAGGCGGTGGAGCAGGTGGTTTTAGAATGTCTAATGGTTATTCTTTTCCATCACCTACAACTTCACCTTTAGCAAGTGGTACATCTTTACCTGCAGCAATACAAACTTATCCAGTGACAGTTGGAGCAGGTGGTGCAAGTGCAGGAACTGGTACAGCTGATTCAGGACCTCCAGGAGCAGATTCAGTTTTTAGTACAATTACTTCCGCAGGAGGTGGCGCTGCAGCAGAACCATCTACTGGTGGATCCGCTGGTGGTTCAGGTGGAGGAGGTTTTTATAATAATAATCCAGCAGGTGCAGGTAATACACCTCCAGTAAGTCCTCCGCAAGGTAATTCAGGAGGTACTTCATCTCCAGGCGGTGGTACAACTGGTGGCGGTGGTGGAGGAGGTGCTGGTGCAGCAGGAGCAAATGTTAATCCTGGAGATCCCGGTTCGGCTGGAGGTATAGGTTCTTTTGTTGCAGATACATTACTTGGACCAACAGCTCCTAGTTATGGTGAAGCTGGTCCAGTTTCAAATACAAGATATTTTGCTGGAGGAGGCGGTGGTGGACATCAACCAGGACCTACTACTGGTAATAACGCTAAAGGCGGCATAGGTGGTGGTGGAGATGCTTTTAAAAGTGCACCTTATGAAGGTCAAAATGGAGGTGCAAATACAGGTGGTGGAGCTGGAGCTGGTAATCCAGGCACTTGTGCTCCATTAAATCCAGCATCTAGTACTTCAGGTGTAGGAGGTTCAGGTATAGTAATGATAACATATAAATTTCAAAATTAATGATTTTACAAACTTTAACAAATAATATATAAGGAGAAACATTATGGCACATTACGCAAAATTAGGAGCAAACAATAAAGTTATAGCGGTACACGTTGTAGCTGATACTGATTGTCAAAACGCTGATGGCATTGAAGATGAAGAAGTAGGAAGACAGTTTTTGGAAAGAATCCATAGCTGGCCTTTATGGAAAAAAACATCTTACAATACACTGGGCGGACAACACAATGCAGGTGGAACACCTTTAAGAGGTAACTACGCAGGCATAGGTATGACTTATGATGAAGATAACGATATTTTCATTAGTAAGAAACCTTACGCTAGTTGGGTTCTAAATGTGGCAGAAGCAAGATGGCAATCACCAATTGGTGATGCTCCAGCATTATCTGAAGAAGAAAAAGAAACTCATATGTATGAGTGGAATGAATCTACAGGTGCTTGGGATAAAGTCGCTAGATAATTCACTTGACATTATTATTGGGGTTTATTACATACTAGATAGGTATGCAAAAGAAAGTATTAACAGAAGTTGATTTATATCACGGTGAAGTTGATATGCCTAAAGGCTTTGATATTGACCGAGATCAAATAAGAAACGACATTATAGAATCTTACGTAAAACAAAATAGAGTTAACACTAATCCTCAAGCTTATGCTTTTGATGATTATGTTGTGCCTTTTTCTCAACCTTTGCAATGGATGCAAGATTACGTAAGAGATCATTGGAGAGTTGAACACGGTAGAACTTTAGTGACTAAAACTATGCACGGCAATGTTCTGCATCCTAAAGAAAAGTCTTGGACAAGACATCGAGTTGAGCCTGTTGATTTACGTAACTCACCAGATTACACACTTATTTATGGTGTTGATGTTAAAGAGGGTTCTTCAGAATGTATTATTGAATATGATGATAATAGAAGAAAAAATAGAACGTGGCACATACCTATAAAAGATAATCACTTTATAATGTTCCCTGCTACTAATAAATATTCTTTCTCACCCAATACTTCTAATGACTTAAATATAATTTTAACAATCAACTATGAATATATCTAATTACTATTGGTATTTTGAATCTGCAGTACCCCCAAGGATTTGTGATCTTATTGTTAAGTATGGTAAAGCAGAAAAACAAAGAGAGATTATGGCTATTACAGGTGGCTTTGGTAGAGATAGAGATTTAAATAAACAACCTCTTAATAAAGATGAAATAAAAGATTTACAAAAGAAAAGAGATTCAAATATTATATGGATGAATGACAGATGGATCTATAAAGAAATACAACCTTATGTGCATCAAGCAAATAAAAATGCAGGTTGGAATTTCGATTGGGATTTTTCAGAGTCTTGTCAATTTACAATTTATAAAAAAGGTCAATATTATGATTGGCATTGTGATAGTTGGGATAAACCTTATATGGAAGAAGGACCCACAAAAGGAAAGATTAGAAAATTATCTGTAACGGTAACGTTAACAGATCCAAAAGAATACAAAGGTGGAGAGTTAGAGTTTGATTTAAGGAATTTAGATCCTGATAAAAAACCTAATATGAGAACCTGTACAGAAATATTACCAAAAG